AGCATTAAAAGCATCTAGAAAGTTTTTTAATAGTTCTAAACAATTAATTACAGGGAGTATGGTGTAATGGTTTATATAGATGTACCTGAAAAGAATAACATTGGGGATCAAACAAGTAGCTACAAAATGTTTTTTAAAAAATATCAAGATGCAGAAAGTATCTTTGATCATTGGAAAGATAAATACGAAGAAGCATATGAATATACTATGCCACAAAGAGAATCTTTTTATGAAGAAACTGTTGGGCAAAGAAGAACAGATAAAATATTTGATGAAACTGCAGTAGTAGGAATACAAGAATTTGCTAGTAGATTACAAGCTGGTATAGTTCCAACATATGGTAGATGGGCAAACTTTGAAGCTGGTACAGAAATACCAAATGATCAAAAGCCACAAGTTAATGCAGCACTAGACGAAATTACACAGTATGTATTTGAAGTATTAGGTAACTCAAACTTTAACCAAGAAGTACATGAAGCATTTATGGACTGTGCTATTGGTACTGGTTGTTTACTTATTGAAGAAGGAGATGCATTAAATCCTATTAAATTTACAGCAGTACCTTTACCTAAAATAATGTTAAACAATGGGCCAGATAATTCAATAGATACTATATTTAGAAAAAGAAAAATACCATACAATCAACTTATGGTAGCATATCCTCAATCTGTAATGTCAGAAAATATGATGGAACAGATAGAAAAAAATGGAAACAAAAAAGCAAGTATAGTTGAACTTGTATATCGTTTATATGATGAGCCAAATGTAGAAAAATATAAATACTGTGTAGCTTGTATGAATGAAGAAGAAGTAATTTTTGAAAAAGAATTAGAAGGAACTGGTAGCAATCCTTATGTTGTATTTAGATGGAACAAAGGATCAGGTGAAGTTTATGGTCGTGGCCCAGTATTCAATAGTATGGCTGCTATTAAAACTACTAACCTTACAGTAGAATTAATACTACAAAATGCACAGATGAATATTAGTGGTATATATACTTATGAAGATGATGGAGTAGTAAATCCTGATAATATAAATCTAGTTCCGGGCGCTTTGATTCCAGTAGCTCCAAACAGTAGAGGTCTTACACCTTTAGCTGGAGCTGGTAGATTTGATGTGGCACAGTTAGTACTTGGTGATATGCGTCAGAATATTAAAAAAGCATTATATATGGAAACACTTGGTAGACCTGAAGGAACACCAATGTCTGCTACAGAAGTTGCAGAAAGAATGTCTGATTTATCAAGACAAATAGGATCATCATTTGGTAGATTACAAGCAGAGTTTGTAACACCTGTACTTCGTAGAGTTATTAGAATACTATCTAAACAAGGCAGAATTGAGATTCCTAAAATTGATAATAGAGAAGTAAAAGTAGTATCTCAATCTCCTTTATCTCAAGCACAACATCAACAAGATATAGCAGTTGTAAATAACTTTAATGGTATTTTAGCTCAAACATTTGGTCCACAAATACTTAACATGATTGTTAAACAAGATGAAGTTGCTAGATATTTAGCAGATAAATTAGGATTACCAGAAAAACTTATTAGAAACCCAGAAGAGCAACAACAGATAATTCAAGAGTTGCAAAATATAACTCAACAGTCTAATATGGCACAAAATGAGTTGGGAATCCCTAGTACACAAGAGCCAAGACAGTAAACAACAAATAGCAGAATTAGATAGAATCTTTGCTGCAGTATTTTCTGATCCAGATGGCAAAAAAATATTGGATTATTTCGATAGTATTGTTAATAATACTACTGTAAATCCTACTGCTGATACTAGAGTGTTATGGCACTTGGAAGGTCAAAGGTATATGTTACAACAAATTAAAAATAGAATTAGACGAGGTAAAGAATGGTTGAAGAAGTAACAACACAAGAAACACAGGAAACAAATACTCAAGAAAGACCTGAGTATGTTCCTGAAAAATTTTGGAATAAAGATTTAAATGAAGTAAATGTTGAAGAACTTTCAGCAAGTTATAATTCACTAGAAAAAAAATTGGGAGCAAGAACAGATGAATTATCAAAACAAGTACGCGAAGATATTGAAAAAGAAAAAAGAGCTAAAGTACCTGAAAACTACGAAATTACCAAACCTGAATTGGAAGAGGGAGTTGATGTCGATATCAATGCTGATATGCCTTTACTACAGTGGTGGCAAAAAACAGCCAAAGATAATGGCCTTACTCAGGAACAATTTGATGACGGTATTAAAGCATTTATAAATAATGAAGTAGATGGCTTACCAAGTCTAGAAAGTGAAAAAGAAATATTAGGTGAAAATGCAACTGCTAGAATAGAAGCTGCTGAACTATGGTCAAAAAAGAATTTGTCTACTGAAGCATATGAAACAATGTCTAGGATAGCAAATACTGCTAATGGAGTAAAATTAGTAGAAGAAATAATGAAACTAAATAAAGATGCTCCAATACCTACTACAGAAACTGCTATTGAAGCAGCACCTAGTTTAAATGATTTACGATCTATGATGCAAGATAAAAGATATTGGTTAGACAAAGACCCAGCGTACATAGAAAAAGTATCAAACTTATATGAAAAATACTATGGAAACAAGAAAGAGGCTGAGGGTTAAGTGGAGAGATGCAGAGTCACATTCTGAGTGGCTTGATCCAGAAACTGCCAAGAAGTATAAACCAGCTATCAATTATACTGATGGTTTCTTACTAGTAGATAATTCAGATGTAATTATTTTATATATGTCATACAATGAAACAGATATTGGTGACACTTGTGTTATTCCAAGAGAAAATGTTGTTGATATTTGTGAATTGAAAATAAGTAAAAAATATGTCAGTAAGGTCTCAATAGACCACTAAGGCCCTAGATTTGCCTGTAAAGATAACAAATCAAACCCCTGTGTGACAATCTAGGTAACAAATAAGCAAACACGGAGGTTAGAATGTCTGCTCAAATTACTAATGCTTTTATTACTCAGTTTGAGGCTGAAGTACATATGGCATACCAAAGAATGGGTAGTAAGTTCAAAGGGCTAGTTCGTACCGTAAATGGTGTTAGTGGTGAATCTGTAAAATTCCAAAAAGTTGGAACAGGTGAAGCTACTACAAAAGCAAGACATGCTGAGATTGTTGCTATGAACATTTCACACTCAAATGTTACTGCAACTCTATCAGATTTCTATGCGTCTGATTACGTAGACAAACTAGATGAACTGAAAACCAATATTGACGAAAGAAGCGTAATTGCAAATAATGCAGCTTATGCTTTAGGTCGTAAGACTGACAGCATCATTACTGATGCAATGGCGTCTGCAACTACTGTTGCAAACAATGCTGGTGCAAATGGTGCTTCATCTTTAGCTACTGACATGAATGTCGATAAGTTTAAAGATATGCAAGCGTTATTCGGTACAAATTCTGTGCCAGATGACAACCAAAGATATTGGGCAATCGGTCCAAAACAATGGTCTGACTTATTATCTGATGATCAATGGACAAGAAGTGAGTACTTAGGAAACTCAGAATTACCTTATGCTGGTATGAACTACACAGCTAAGAGATTCTTAGGTTTCTTAACATTCGTTTTCTCAGGTCTAGATACATCAGGATCAACTGATAGACACACAATTTGTTGGCACAAGTCATCAATGGGTCTAGGTATTGGATCAGAAGTTAGAACTGAAGTTAACTATATACCTGAAAAAGTCTCTCACTTAATGACTTCATACTTAAGTATGGGATCAATATTGATTGATGATAACGGTATCAGAGTACAGAAGTGTGCAGAATAGGAGATAAATATGGCATACGCTTTAGATAACCCTATTAAAAAAATCTCTCAAATGGGAGATACCAACAGCATGTGGTACTACGCTGATGGCGACGCAATAGGTACAATAGATGACAACGAGTACTTTTTACTATCTACAACTGAATTGACAGCTGGAGATGTAATCATAGTAAACAGTGGTGGCTCGAATGGTGTAGTAGATATGTTAATCGTAACTACAGCAAGCGCTACTCAAGTTAGAACTGCTTTACTTTCATAATTACTACTAATGGTGGGGGTTTTTACCCCCACTTAAATATGGAGATATAATGGCAATAGCTGGAAGTTTAATTAAAGGAGCAACTAAAGTAGTAGGTAAAGCTATTAATGTAGCCAAAAAAAAGAAAAAAGATTTAGAAACTAAAGGTAGAAGAGTAAAATCAGCATTAAATAAAAAAGGAAAAACAGCAGATATACCTGATGTTGCTGCTGGTGCTGCTGCAAGTACAATACAAACTGGAAAACAAATAGCTAAAAATCCTACTGTAAAAAAAGCTGTAAAAGCAACAAAAGAAACAATATCAAAAGCAACAAAAAGTCCTGCTGGAATAGCAGCTACTGAATCTTTAAAAAACATAGATAAGGCTACTGGAGGATTTGTTTCTGGTAGAAATATTGCAGCTGTAGCTGGAGTTGCTGGTGCGTTAGGATTAGCTTCATCATTAACAAAATCTAATGCAAAACCAGAACAAGAATATAATGTTACAAGAATGAGTGATGGTAGATTTTCTACAACTTATAGAGATAAAAATGCTAATGTTGTATTTAGTGCAAAACAATTATCTGAAAAAGAAATTGATGATGTTAGAACACAATTAGCAGTATTAGATAGTATTTTAGATTCTAGTGATCCAAAAGCAAGAAGTAAAGAATTTAAAGATACAGTAATGAATTTAGCAAAAAAATATAAAATATCTAATATTACTGGTAAAAATTTATCTGTTATTATTCCTAATATTGAAGGTGGAGTACAATTAAGACAAAGAGCTTAATATGGCAGTAACAAAAGTAGATATAGCTTCAAGAGCATTAATAATGATAGGAGCAAATCCTATTTCATCATTTACTGATGGTACTACTGAAGCATTAACAACAAATACAATATACGAAGAAATAGTAGAATCTACTCTAGTAAGATCAAACTGGAGATTTGCTACAGGACAAAAACAGTTATCATTACTAGCTGATGCACCAGCTGGTAGATTT